TTTGAATTTGTGCTGTTGGAAATTTTGACCTATAATCACTCAAAGCCTCACTTATTTCTTCTTCATGGGGAAGAGTAGCACAAGACAACACCATTTTCGAAATTTGATTATTACGCCAAACATTTTGAATTGTGGCGTGCAAAGGGTGTTCGTCATAATCCATAGATATTGTCGGTTCATCCCAATAAGTAATCAAATCAGTATCTAGTTTTACATTCAGGTCTTTCCCATCGTATTCAGGTGAAAACGCTAACATATACCTCATCGCAATTAAATATGATTGCACATCACATATCATAATTTCGACTTTATCACCAACGCTATTATCTACCTTACCGATTCCACCAGAGCGCCTGTTTGTGGTGTATACTGACGCCGAATAATAATGCAATCTGATATCATCAGCTGTTTCACAACCAAATGCGATAGCTATTCTCTTTTTCGTAGAAACTGCTGCTTTTGCAAGAGCTAGACCTACGTGTCTCGCAGCACAAATAAATATGATACGATGACCTTCGGATAGTCCCAATGGGGTTAATGTTTTGCCTGTTCCGGTCGGCGCAGTATACAATACTAATTTTGATGGTATCTTAGACATTGCTTCCAATTTCTCAGTTGAGTCATCGCTTTGGGTATATCGAAACGCGGTAAATATTTGTTTTTGATGGTCAAACAATGTTTTATCCTCGTATTTTAATAAATGGGAGTTTTTTTCAATAAATTCATATGCTTGGGTAAGAATATCGCTTATACGAATACGGGAGAGTGTTACCTCAATCACATCATTTACGAATTGACTAACGTATGGATTTACATCAATAATGGTTGCCTTTTTTAATTGGAGAATAGTATAAATATAGAATGCGTATTTGTCGTTTCGCGCATTGATAGACGATAGAATTTCACCACAAAATTGCAATAGTGTAAATTCAAATATGTTTGCACGTGTATTGTCCATTTTTTTATCAGTTGAATTAATACGAATCAATTCACCTTTTTTCAATTGAACCTTTTTCTCCTTTTTCTTTTTTATATCCTGATTTTCATGAGCAGCTGAATTTGTATCAACTAATATATCGGAATATTTCAACTTATAATTTTTAATAATAGATTCAAAATATTCTTGAAATATATATGCATGCACGTCTTTGATGGTGTTTTCGAGTTTCATTGTTCGTAACATAGACAGATTGCTGTTATGTCTTAAGTTCACATTATGATAACCATCTATAATCATTTGAAGGATTGATTGTTCGGTGCCTGTAACCAACACTTCAATATTCAACCATTCAGATTTGGAGAGTTTCTTCTGCGTTAAGTCCATTTTGATAATTAGTATAAACTAAGTTTGATACTTTATATTTATTAGCTTCGTAATGAATCAATTTTATATAATTTGAAAAAAATATAAACTTATCATATTATAACATGGGTATAATGACTATTTTTTCTATATTATTCCAATTTGTAATGAATACGGTCGCTAAATATAAAATTGACGAATCGCATGGATTATCTCATGCATTTCAAGTTTTAACTCAAGCAAATAGTATCTATGAAAGTGAAGTGATTAAAATACCAGAATTAAAAGAGCATGAAAAGGTTATTTATATTGCTGCAATTGTCCACGATATGTGTGATGATAAATATATGAGTACAGAAACGGGATTAGATACGATTGAGCTATTTTTATCTACAATCGACGATTTTAAACTTACACAATCGGAAATAAAGGCTATTCGTAATATTATAAATACGATGTCTTATTCTAAAGTGAAAAAAAACGGGTTTCCTGAACTAGGTGAATATCAACATGCATATCATATTGTAAGAGAGGCGGATTTATTATGCGCATACGATTTTGACCGATGTATGCTTTATCATATGCATTCCCGGAATACAGGGATTGAAAATGCATTCAATGATTCAAAACGACTTTTTGATATTCGCGTATTTAAACATAATGACGATGGATTATTTACAACGGATTATTCAAAAACACAATCGACAATTCTGGAACCACAATCGCGCGAACGTATGGAACATTGGCGTAAATTATTAGAAAAGGACCTATAAATTAGTTTGCGATTCTTGGTAATTGAAAAACACTATGTGGTTTATATTTTAATATATCAAGCAGTGTGGATGTTGTTGGAAATTCACTCGTCCCGTATATATCCTGTAATAACAGCCATTCCAACATGCCGCCGCCATATATATAAACGTCAGTAAAACCCAATTCCGTTAACTGTTGCTCTTTCTTATCAACCGACATATCACTCGAATTCTTTCCATACAAAATAATTGTAGGATATTTCGCAGCAGGTAAGTTTAAATAATCGTTTATTGTTTTTTCTTCAATATCGTATCGCATGGTTCCCTTGATTAAACAATCTTGCATGTCTACGGGTAGAGTATTAATCAACACAAAATTTGAAGGTGTTTTTAATACATATAATATGTCTTCAAACCCTATTTTTTGAATAGGTCGTTTTTGAAACCATGAAAACATTTTATTAAGATTCTTATAAATACATGGATATTATTTATAAGCCGTTTTTACAAATAAATCTTTATTTCTTCAATAACTTAATCTACCGATAAATCCGGCTCGATTTCATCATCTGAATCACTTTCAACATCTTGAACGCTTACTTCTGATGTGTTTTCACCATTCGTGTGTTGTTCGTTATTGGTATTTAAATTAATGGGCAAATTCATAGATATATCAAGTAAGTATGGACTATTTGTTTGTAATTCATTCGCCAATGTTTGTATCATCGCATTAAATGTCTCAGTTAACGTATTATTAAATTCGTTAATAATATTGTTCGAATTATCGAAAGTATTGTTTGAATTATCAACTAGAGGCACAGAATTGTTTGAATTATCAATCCGTGTTTCTCTCAAATTATACCGACAAACCGGACAATTATTACTTCGTTCAAACCATCTCATCAATGCGCGTCGTTTAAATATGTGTCCGCATCCAGTAATTTTCATAATTACATCGCCGATTTCAAAGTTGTCCAGTGAAATTGGACATCGGTTACCACTAATATCACAAAATACCTCTTCTGAACAGCCATATGTGGTAGTATGTCTAGCGATTTCATCGGAACTTAATGAAACGGTTTGGGTTTCACCGACCTCTGGTTGAAACAGATACGTAAATAATAAAGAATTGTTGTTATCCAATCCATTGCGATTTAAAGGTGGCGGTATTGTGCTGTGCGTCCCACCGCCACTAGTTGCTCTTGACTGAGATATGTTCGACGAATGACTGCGTCTTGTTCCTCCGCTGGCTGCTCGGGTATAGTCGAAGAAGGACTGATTACTACGCCTTGGACCTCCACCTGCTGCTCGTGGTGTGCTTCTCGGAACCGGTGCGTTAACTCTGTTCACACCATGTGTATGACGCAAAGACGCAAAATATGTAGAATGCGTTTCCTCTAATATACGAATTATGTTTTGCATATTCGAATTATATTGACTCGTGTTTTCGTTATACTGCGACATCGTATCATATACCGTATCTAAGTATCTATTTTGTAACCGAGTTAAATTCCCATTCTCATTGGTTGTTCTATTGTCCATTGAAATAATACTATATAAAGATTACGCTCTAAGTAATATTAATTACTTATAACAAAATGCCCGGCGTGAAAGATAAAGGCAATGGGCTAACCGGGTTAACTAATTTAGGCAATACGTGTTTTTTAAATTCATCAATGCAGGCACTTAGTCATACATATGAATTAAATGATGTATTTGCGTCTAGTAAATTTAATAAGGCGTTACAAAATGCTTCCAGTGAGAACAATTTAGTAACAGAATGGATCAATTTACGCAATATAATGTGGTCCCAAGATGGCGTTGTTTCACCGAATCGATTTGTATACAATGTGCAAGAAGTAGCAAAAATCAAAGATAGGGATATATTTACAGGTTGGGCGCAAAATGATTTACCCGAATTTTTATTGTTTATTATTGAATGTATGCATAATACGGTTGCTAGACCTGTGAAAATGACTATTAACGGAAATGTAAAAAATCCAACAGACAAACTAGCAACAGCTTGTTATAAAATGTTAAAAGCATCATATTCCACTGAATATTCGGAAATTATGGAAATGTTTTATGGAATCTATGTGTCTGAATTATCATCAAAAACGGGTTCCAATATTCATTCAGTAACCCCAGAAAACTATTTTATACTCGATTTAGAAATTCCAAAACAAAATGCATCATTGTATGATTGCTTTGATGCTTTTACATCATATGAGATGTTAGAAGGTGATAATGCATGGTTTAATGAAAAAACCAAAAAACGTGAAGATGTTCGTAAACGCATTACTTTTTGGAACTTTCCGAAAATTTTGGTTATCACATTAAAACGATTTTCTGCAGATGGAGGGAAAAAGCGTCAAGATTTAATCGACTTTCCTCTTACAGATTTGAATTTATCGACTTATGTGAGTGGTTATAACGCAAGTCAATATGTTTACGATTTATATGCTATATGTAACCATTCGGGGGGAACAATGGGTGGGCATTATACATCTTTTGTAAAAACCAAAACGGACGAGTGGCTCCATTACAATGATACACATGTTGAACGGAGGGTGAATAAAAGTCGATTAATTTCACCAAAAGCATATTGTTTATTTTATCGTAAGCGATAATCGAGCATTAAAACATTTAGCATTATTACTGAACTATATTTTATATATTCTCATTTACATCTATAAAATATATCCTTTTTCTATATACAGGCTTCGTAATTCATGGGAAATATATTATCGTCAATTGAAAATGAATTAGGTATTGGTGTCGGTCCAGCTACGGCACCAGCAGCATCATATACTACTACGCCAACTCCCAAAACTACAGTTACCACTAACAGCACAACCCAATCTCAATCTCCGCAAACATGTGATTCGGATTCTACGACAACAACGACAACAACAACCACAAGCGGTTCTTCTTCTTCTTCTTCTAGTAGTTCGGTCCCATTTACTGGTGCGAGCACCAGCACATCAACTCAAATTCGTGACGACATTTTCAATTCCACTACATTCTCAATTTTGTTTTGGGTGCTCGCAATGTATTCTATTTTCAAGTTAGGAAGTGCTATATTCGCAACACGTGATTCTAGTAATGCATCAAGTGCACAATTA